GATATGTATTTGTTTAATTGATTTTCAAAATCTGCCTTATCTTCAATTTCTAAAATTACACACTTTTTCATTATTTATTTCCTCCTTACGAAAGCGCAGTTTCATCTGCTAAAAAATGTACTTTTGATACTCAAAAGCGTCCATTGGTTTCAATTTAAACAAATTTTTTTCATGCATTGAATCAATTTTTGCCTTGATATCTAAGTCATCAATTTCACCAGTTCTGATATATCTATCAAGTACGTCATAAGTAAAACCAAGATTGTCTTCATCCGTCTTTCCACATAACCCATCTGTAGGCGTTTTGTCTATTAATTTAGTTGGAAGACCTAGTTCACGACCAATAGCTTTTACCTCTGTAACTGTTAAATAAGATAACGGACTGAAATCCCCTGCTGCGTCCCCAAATTTTGTGGCGTATCCTACATAATCTTCTGAATAATTACATGTATTAGCCACACGGCCATTCAAAGACTGAGAAATTGCATATAAAGTAGCCATACGAATACGAGCTGGAAGATTTGTAATAGTCTGAGAACTTACAGAAATTTCAGGAGAGAACTGTTGAATTACCCCATTTACAGCATCATAAATATTCATTGTGTAACTCTTGATACCTAAGTGATTAATGAGCATATCAGAATACTCAATATCTGACTGTTCTCTACATGGCATTTTTACACCGATTACTCTATCTTTTCCAAATGCTTCTACGAGCAATGCTGCTACAACGGATGAATCCTTTCCTCCTGAAATACCTACAATAAAATTACATCCTTTTCCATTACACTCTTCCCAGTCTCTTAACCAATCAATAATTTCATTCTTAACTTTCTTTGCATCAAACATATCATCTAACTCCTTTTAAAAATATAATCAATAATACTCATATATGGGCAAATGTGTTCATCCTGCATTTTCCAACCAATAGATTTTTGAATACTTCCATAGAAGCTTACATTTTCTAGCATTAACTTTTTTACAGTGTTTTGTTGGACTTTGGAAGTTAATTGCCTTTTGTTCAGGATACAGTGCTGTTACATATCCTTTATAAGTTTCTCCATTTTTGAATGTATATTCTACTAAATCTCTATGCTTAATTCCTAAAACATTATCTGTCTTAGCTTTGCTCTGTCTACGCATAGGCCTAATAGTCCACTCTTTAATATTGCATATATCAGGCTGTAAGTCTGTAATACAAATAGCATCATTAGAATGTGATTTCTCAATACCCCAATCAATGCGTTTATTAGCAGTATCGCCGCCATTTGTTAGATATAATATTCCTAAATTCGATAACTCTTCTCTAAGCCATTTCTTACCAATCATTACATGTTGTGCGTAATTAAGCCTCTTATTATCAGAAGACTTTAATAAGTCGAAATATCTACTCATATATAATTCTTCTTGACCTTCTGTTTTCTGATGGCAGTTTTCACACAATGTAATTAAATTATCCATAGTATTAGAACCATTTAATCGCCTTGGTTTAATGTGATGAACTTCCAGTCTACAATTACCTTTTCCACACTCCTTGCATTCACAATTATCTCTTAAAATAACCGCTTTACGAATATTCTCATCTAATCTATTAGATCTTTGATATTGCCAACTATAAGATTTATAACCATCCGTTAATGCTCTGATATCAATAGAAACATCTTCTAGCCAATAATTTGTTATATTTATCCATTTATTAAGACGATTTATAACTCTTATTATAGCTTGTCGTTTCTGTAAAATACTTGGAGCAATTCGTCCTTCTCTTTTAGAGGAGGAACGGTTATTAAATCTCGCTTGTCTATATCTTTTATGATAACGGTGGTAGTTTCTATAATCTCGTCTAACTTCCATGAGATGTTTTACATCATTGCGCTGTTCAATTATTCCTTTAAAAATAACTTTATTTTTAGTCTGACATTTCTGAACTAGGGCGATACCTACATGAAGTCCACCGTCATCTATCCCACAACGAATCTCATCCTTACAGATTTCTTCATCTGGAATTTCTTTATTCAGTTGTATTACCATTGGATACTTGCTAACCAATATTACTCGTTTCTTACGAATAAGAAACCATGCTTTTTGTTCTTTTGTTGGTGCTAATTGTTTACCATTAACATCTAATACAAAAGCATAACCTGTCATTTCTGACACCTTCCTTTCGGAGAATTTTTCTTCGTGCCAAGGTCGAGTAGAGGACATGTGTTTTCCTGTTATCAATGCAGGACATTAGCATTGTTTCTTGGTTTACACTCACAGAGCTTCAGACTGAAGATTACATCTAAAGGTGTGTCTTTACCTTACTACTTA